CAGACCGTCGGAGTTGGATTCTTCAGAATCAAACCATCCATTTGTCAGGCCGAGCATCTCGCAAAAATGTGCGGCAACCTTCTCGCCAAAGCTTTTGCGCCCTTTAAGCATGTCCACGATCTGCTGAGATGAACGCTTGACGCGGCGGGCGAATTCCGAGGTGTTGCTGCCGCACTCCTGGTCAATGTAGAGCTGCAGCCTATTGCGGCGGGTTGTTTTTTTGTCCATGCGCTGATTAGACCAACCTCACCCCTTATGGAGAAGTCCCCATAAGGTGACAATCCAATGTTGCAACTGTCACCGTTCGGTGTATAGTTCGCACCATGAACAAGTTAAAAGACTACCTGATGCGCATGACGGTCCCAGAACGTTCGGCATTCGCGCAGTCATGCGGGACAACGCTCAAGCACATGATGAATGTTGCCTACGGTCAGCGTAGCTGCGGGGAGGGTCTGGCGCTTCACATCCAGAAAAACACCTCCGGCGAACTAACCGTCAAAGATTTGCGCCCGACTTTTGCCAGCCAGCTGGCTGATGCCGGGTACGTACTAAATAGCGAGGCGGCGTGATGCCTCAAATAGGTTCCATGCTGTTGTCTCCATCGCCTGCCTCCGCAGGATTTGGCCGTAGTTCACTGGTTGTGAGCTGCGGCTATTTTTTTGTGAGACGCAAAACGGAGTGTTTCGTCTAGCCAAAAGACAAAAAAATGCCGCGACCTTTGGTGCCCTGGCAGGCGGTCGCGGCGAGACTTAGCGAGGTCTACTGTGGCACAAATTAAATACTTGCACAAGCAGGAAAGAAAAAACGGGGCAACCCGCCGATTCTTTGGCAAGGCAGGAATGGTGTCGATATGAGCGTTCGAGAATCAAGCCTTTCCGCTTATCACGATCTTCGCGACACCGGAAAGCTCGGCAAGCAGGCGCAGATAATCTTGCGCGCCATGAAGGCCGGGAGAGACTACTCGTTACAGGAACTGAGCCGTCTTACTGGTATCGCCATCAATGCCGTCAGCGGTCGTTGTAACGATATGAAAAAGCTCGGCGCTATTGCTGAAGCCAACGCCAGAAAGTGCTCAATAACCGGGCGCACTGTTCACCCTGTTTGCCTGCCTGGCGTTCAAAGGAGTCTGTTTTGAGCAAGCCAGACACATGGATGCCTCTGTACATGGGCGACTATTTCGCCGACACGATGCACCTGACTACGGAAGAGCATGGCGCCTATTTGCTCATGCTGATGACCGCATGGAATCGCGGCGGCAAGTTGCCGAATAATGATGGTCAGCTGGCACTAATCTGTCGTTGCGACCGCAAGAAGTGGAACAGTTTGAAGAAGGTTGTGCTGTCGTTCTTCGAGGTGGTCGGTGATTTTATTGTCCAGCAACGCTTGCTTGCCGAGTACGACCGAGCCGTCAAGATCAATGAAAAACAGAAAGCCAACGGCTCGAAAGGTGGTCGGCCAAAGAAAAGCCAGATCGAACCAGGTTACGACGAAATACCTATTCCAGAATCAAACCCAGATGAAACCCAAAATAAACCCATGGGTTATTTTTGGGATAGGCCAAACCATAACCCAAACGAAACACCTTCACCTTCACCTTCACAGTTAAAACCATCTGATGAAGAGAGCGCTTTAGGTAGATCACCGCCCGCGACATCTGCAGGCGCCGTTTGCTCTCGCTTGAGGCGACTTGGAATCACTGGCGTCAATCCTAGCCACCCGAAGCTTCTGGCTTTGTTGCAAGCAGGGATCTGCGAGAACGAACTTACCGGCATAGCCGAGGAACCGCAGGCAAAGGGCAAGGGTATGGCGTGGCTTCTGGCAACGGCCGAGGGGCGGAGACGTGATGCCGTTATCGAAAGCCTACCAGGGAAACGACCGCCACCGAACGGGCGGAGGATGACGCGAAACGGTGCGGCTTTTGCTTCGTACACGACGATTTTTCCTGTAGCGACAACGAACAACGAGGATGAAAATGGACGCACGATCGATGCTACGCCGCGACTGGGTTGAACGGATTTTTGCGCGCTTGCATGGCGTTTACGGCGCGCAGTTTACGGCGAAATACGCGACCGGAACGCGGATCAATCCGAACGACGCTGCTGATGCCAGAGACGTCGGCATGGAAGCAGCAATTGCTGCATGGCAGACCGAGCTTGCCGGGTTTACGGATGATTCGGTTGCGATTGGATATGCGCTGGAAAATCTTGATTCAAACTATCCGCCGAACGCCAAGCAGTTCGCGGAACTGTGCCGCCGGTCTCCAAAGCCAGTTGTCCAACGAATCGAGGGCCCGAAGCCTGACCCAGAGCGGCTGAAGCAGGTGACGCGTGATGCAAAAACCGCCACGACAGGCTTTATCGATGATGGCATGAACTGGGCTCGCCGACCGGTGTCGAAAATTGCTATGGACGCTGTTTTGCAGCTTGAGCAACGAGGCGAAACGGCGTTTATACAGATCGTCGGCGAGCTTCGCGGAGCCGGTCACCTGGATGGCAACAGGCCCGTCCGGCTGTGGAGCGCTGGTTCAAGAACGTGGGTTCCTGCATGACGGTCTATCGCGAATTTCGACTGGACGGGTCAAGTTCGTGGCCGCCCGTAGTGGCGTTTATTCGCCAGCACGCGGCGGACTGTATCAGCCGCAATTCTCCGCTGCGATTGATCGTCACTGAGGAGGAAAAGCGGCGCACCAACGAGCAGAACAGGTTTTTCCACGGCCCGATACTTGACGCCATATGCAGTCAAGCGTGGTGGGGCGGAAAGACTTACAGCAAAGAGTTTTGGAAGGAATACTTCCGTCGGCGTTACCTGCTCAAGGACGAGATACCGACCCCGGACGGTGAGGTGATTCAGCTTTACTGGTCAACCGCTGATCTTTCGTCTAAGCAGTTCACCGAATTTCTGGACCGCGTGATGTCTGAGGCTGCGGCCGAGTGGGGGGTGGAATTTGATGCCTTCGCGTGACGAATCCAAGTACATGGCCGCAGTAGCCGATATGGGCTGCATTCTCTGCCGCTTGCTGCGCTATGGAAAGACGCCGGCCGAGGTTCATCATCCGCGCACCGGAACCGGCATGGGTAAACGCGGATCGAATATGGAGGCCATACCGCTCTGCCTGGAACACCATCGCGGCAATACCGGATTGCATGGCATGGGTAGAAAAGCATTTGAGCGGCACTACGGCATTACGGAGCGTGAACTGGTTGAAAAGACAAAAGCCGAATTCGAGCGAAAAAAAGGATTGGAGCTGTAAATGTCCGCAATGCTCAGAATTTCCGAGTCCGACTTACAGCGAATCATGGCGCGAAGAAACCGAGGCCATGTACCTGTTACGCCTACCAAAAAAACAGTTGCGGGAGGCGTACCTGAACAAGGTCGAGGAAAGGCGCGGCAAAGCTTCAAGAGATCGACTAGACCGTGTGGCAATGGAGCTTTACAGCAAGCTTGCGAACCAAAACAAGTAACGCTGTCGTTGCCTTACCCGGTCTCTGCGAATCGATATTGGCGTGCCAACAGCAAGACGGGTGCCGTTTACCTGAGCGCGGAAGCCAAGGCATACAAGCGACAGGTGCGCGCCATCGCTATCGCATCGGGCGCATTGAACCCGATGACTTGCTTGGTCAATGTTGAAGTCGCGTTTCATGCGCGAATGAACAAGAGCGGCGCCGAGAGCGGGGTTGTTTTGGACATCGACAACGTGAACAAGGTGCTGCTGGATTCCATGAATAACCTGATTTATGTCGATGACAAGCAGGTCCGGCGTTACCTAATTGAGTTTGGCGACCCGATTGTTGGCGGCGGCCTGACCGTCACTGTTTCTCCAAGGATGGCGCCATGAGCAATGAAATTCTGGATATGGAACGAGTAGAACGCGAGAGCGTTGTTGAGGCGAGCGAATCGCAACAGGAAGGCGATGCGCGTGGCGATTGCGATATTTGCGGTGCCTGGTGCGGAAGCCTGGTGCGCGGCGTCTGTCGGCACTGTCAGAAAAGGTACGGATTGGAATAGGCAACCAGAGGTGGCGCTATGGAAATCAAGTATTTCAGCATTGATGCATTGCCAGGCAGGTATTTCAACTGCGAGCGGTTATCAGGAACGATGACCGATGCAAGCTGTGCTGCCCAGTTCAGGAAGCACAAAGGCGGTTCGTCAAAATGCAGTGATTGCGAGACCGGTGCGCTACACGCGGGCGAGAGAATCGTTCATGCGCTACCAGAACGATTTTGTCCGCGCTGCGGCGGAACTGACAAGCGGTTGATCTACGGGAACATCTGCATCAGCTGCTACAACCGTGGGCGCGAACTGATGGCCGGCAAGAATGCTAAAGGTGCATTCCCGAAGCACGCGAGGTCTTTCAGGCGCGCCACTGTGTTTGTGCCTGGTCTAGGTGCCAGAACCATGGACCGGGTTGTTGATGTGGCCGAGGCGATTCTGACCGTATTGCGCGGCAACCCAGTTGCCCGTGTTCGCCCTGTGCTGGAGCCGCCACCTATCCGGCAAATGTCGCTGTTTCCGGAGTGGTTATGAAACTTGGGCCGATTGATCATCTTTGCCGCTTTTGCGGCATTGGCCGTCTTGAGGTCAAGGACGGCGGTAACGGTAAGCGCGCCATCTGGTGCCCCAATTGCGAACAAGAGGCCGATGGCGGCCATGAAAAGCTCTGTTTTTGCGGCCACCGGTTTCCGAGCGGCGCTAAGTCTTACCTGAAGTGCTTAAAGAATCCGGATCGCACACCTGAGAACCCGCACGCGGTGGTCGTCATTCTCGATGAGAGCGCTGTCGTGAAACGACACTGTGTAAGTAAGCCGAAGCGCGACCCGGGCGCCGATTCATTGGATTTATTTGAGGATGATGAGCTGTGAGCAACCTGAATGAGCAGAACTGGCCAGCCAATAACGTCGAACGGTGGGCGATTGAGCGCCTGGTTCCGTATGCCAGAAACGCTAGAACCCACACTGACCAGCAAGTTGACCAGGTCGCGGCGTCAATGCGCGAATGGGGCTGGACCAATCCTGTGCTGTGCGACGAGGACGGGATGATCATTGCCGGCCATTGTCGAGTCATGGCGGCGCACAAGCTTGGCGTACGCGACGTTCCGGTGATGGTCGCGCGCGGCTGGACGGATGCGCAGAAGCGAGCCTATGTGCTGGCTGACAACCAGTTGGCCATCAACGCCGGTTGGGATGAGAAGTTGCTCAAGATCGAGCTGGGCGACCTGAACATCATGGGCTTCGACCTTAGCCTGATCGGTTTTGGCGACGAGCTTGATGATCTGCTTGACGAAGAGGGTGGTGACGATGGGAAAGACCCCGAGGATGCGCCACCGCTCGCCGAGGATGCGCTGACGGTGGTGGGCGATGTCTGGGTGCTTGGTCCGCACAAGGTGTGCTGCTGCGATTCGACGCAAGCGGTGGCGTGGGAGTTGCTCATGGGCACCGAGAAAGCCGATTGTGTATTTACGGACCCGCCGTACAACGTGGCCATCGGCAAGAAGAATGAGAGCTTCGATAAGATTGGCAAAGGAAACAAGGGAAAGACGGGCGGCATTGAGAACGACGACATGAGCCCGGAAGAGTTCCAGACCCTGCTCAATGGCGCTATGACGTGCTTGAACGGCGTCATGAAGGCCGGCGCGGCAATTTACGTGTCTTACCCAGACCGCGAGTCTCTGGCCTTCCACACGGCCTTTGCAGCGGCCGAATTCAAGCTGTCTGGCGTGATCGTCTGGAAGAAGAACCGTTTTGTACTGGGCCGGACTGATTACCAGAACATTCACGAGCCGATCATCTACGGCTGGAAGCCGGGAAGTAAACACCGCTGGTATGGCGGCAGGAAGCAGGTGACTGTGCAAGAGGCCGGCCCCGGTGAGCCGTTCAAGCAGCTGGATGACGGTCGCTGGGCGGTCGAGGTTGGCGATACCGTGATGTACCTGAGCGGTGACGTGCAGATCGAGCAGAGCCCGGCATCGGTCGTCCACTGCGATGCGCCCAACAAATCCGGCAGCCACCCAACGATGAAGCCGGTTGCCTTGGTCGAAAAGCTCCTCAAGAGCAACGCCAGGCGCGGCGACCTAGTGGTCGATGCCTTTGGCGGGTCGGGCTCCACGTTGATTGCGGCCGATCGGTTGGGGATGTCTGCCCGCCTGATGGAGCTGGATCCGGCGTACGTCGATGTCATCGTAAAACGGTGGCAGGACTTCACCGGGCGTCGCGCCGTCCACGCCGAAACCGGTAAGGAATATCCGATTGCTCCCGGGGAGGTTGCTTGATCACCTTCACTATTTGCCCAAAAACGGCTGAAATCAAAACAGACTTCGACCACGATCATGATTTCCTGACCAGCGACGACCTGGTCCAGGCGCTGCAGTTTGCCTATTTGGTCGGGGTGTCCGAGGGCATCCGGTCGCTGACCAATGCCATGCGTGAGCAGGACGTTGTGAAAGCGATGGCCTCTGTATCGGCGTGGCATGAGTCCGTTTGCCATCGCGTTAGCGGCGGGGCGGTGATTTGAGATGGCGTATTCAGATAAAGACTGGGATGCAGTTAAAGCGCTCTATGAGCGCGGACTGTCTTTGTCCGAAATCGTAGAACGTGATGAGGTGCCGATTAAGAGCCGTGGCTCAATTTCAAAGCGCGCCAAGGCCGAAGGATGGGAACACGGCAAAAAGAAACAGGATGTTTCCGAAGAAGTGCAATTAAAACAGCGGGTTGAGGAAATAAGGAAACAGAAGGAAACATTAGACCCAATAGAAAGGTCGATTCACGACACGCTTGTTTCCGAACGTCTAAAGCTTGAAACGTTTTTCCGAAATGCCAGCGTGCTGGTTGCCAAGACCGTGACGTCGAAACTGCAGAAAGAATCGGCCGACGCATCGTTCCAAGACCTGAACGCCGCTTCCAGTGCGCTGACCAAGGCTCAGGAGAACGTGCTCGGCAAACAGCCTGAAACCGTCATCAACAATGCCAACACTATGCAAACGGCCATTGCTATCGATCGGTCTCCGGAGCGGGTAAAAGAAATCAGGGAAATGCTTGATGCAGCCATCGGACGACGCTGACTTTAAGCAGTTCCTGTATGTTGCGCTGCTGACAGAATTCAAGGCGTTTATCGGCTACTTCTACCGGATCCAGTACGGCAGGGAGTTTGTCTTTGTCGAGTTTCACGACCAGATCATCCGCGCCCTAATTCGCGTTGTGACGGGCGAGACTCGGCGTCTGATCATTAACATCCCGCCCCGGTTCGGCAAAACGGAGCTGGCTGTAAAAATGTTTGTGGCGTGGTGTCTGGCCAATAACCCAGCGGCCAAGTTCATCCACTTGTCGTACTCCGATGACTTGGCGCTGGATAACTCATCGGCAATCCGTGACCTGGTTAAGACCGACGCATACCAAGAACTGTTCCCGACGCCACTAAAGGCCGACTCTGACTCCAAGAAGAAATGGTATACGCAGGCCGGCGGCGGGTTATATGCCACATCGGCCGGTGGTGCCATTACCGGTTTTGGTGCTGGCGCCATGCGCCGGGACTATTCGGGCAACGGGAGCCCGGCAGACGGGTTTGCTGGTTGCATCATCATCGATGACCCGGTGAAGCCGGATGACGCTTTTTCGGACGTCATGCGTGACCGCATTAACCGGCGCTTTAACAACACCATCGCATCGCGGGTTAACAGCCAAGAGACCCCGATCATCGTCATCATGCAGCGCCTGCATGAGGCTGATATGTCCGGCTTCCTGCTTGATGGCGGCTCTGGCGAAGACTGGGAGCATCTGTGTATTGCCGTCATTGACGAGGACGGCGAATCGATTTGGCCGGAAAAGGTGCCGACTGAGCGCCTGCGTGTGATGGAAGAGGCTGATTCCTATACGTTTGCCGGCCAGTACATGCAGCGCCCGTCACCGCTTGGCGGCGGCATCATCAAGCCAGACAACATGCAGGTCGTTGAAGCGATTCCACACGGGCCTATTGAATGGGTGCGCGGCTGGGATTTGGCCGCTTCCGTCACCGGCGACTGGACCGCTGGCGGGAAGATTGGTCGCCTACAGGATGGGCGCTTTATCATTGCCGATATGGTGCGGCTGCGCGCAGGCCCAGATGACCGAGACAAGGCGCTACTTAATACTGCGGCGCGCGATGGCGTGGACGTGACAATCTCAATCCCGCAAGACCCTGGGCAAGCTGGTAAATCGCAGGTGGCCTACCTTGCCCGCCAAATGGCTGGCTATTACATCAAGTCCAGCCCTGAAACTGGCGACAAAGTTGTGCGCGCTGCCCCGTTGGCGGCGCAGATCAATGTCGGCAACGTGCTGATGCTTCGCGCCGAATGGAATTCAGCTCTCATGGCAGAAATGCGCGTTTTCCCAAACGGCAAAAATGATGATCAGGTTGACGGGCTATCGCGCGGCTTTGCCGAACTGATTGGTCGATACCCGTCAGAAATCTTTTTTGCTAGCGACGACAACGGCCTCAATGCCCGTCAGAAAACAGCGGCAGCGGCAATGCCAGGCTTACCTAACGGTGTCATTGATGCGCTGGCCGGTGCTCCGGATGGCGAGGTGTGCGGACGCTGCGCTTCTTTTGATGCTGACGCCGGTTCTTGCCGGGAACGTGGGTTTCTGGTCCGTCCCGGCGAACCAGGTTGCCACTTGTTCCTTGCTGCAACCCAGGCTTGATTGGCGCAAGCTACGCCAATTTTTGCCCAAAAAACGCCTCATGTTTAAAATTGGCTTCGACCAGCGCCTGCGCCATTGGCGGGCAGACGCTATTGCCGCACATGCGGACCTGGGCGGTCTTGGTCAGCTTCTGTTTGCTGCCGTCTGGAAGTAGGCCGTAATCGATGATGTAGGATTCTGGAAATCCTTGAGCCCTAAATAGTTCGCGTGGCTGCAGCATCCGCATCCCGATGTCCGCAATGGCATAGGTATGCCCCTTAACCACTGCCAATCCATACCGGTCTTTCGTGGTGACGGTGTGCATCGGCTCGTCAATTCGCGGGTCTTGGTCGGTGCCGTAATACTTGACCAGAAAAGCTCTGACTTCCGCAAAGTGAGTGCCTTGTGCGCTGATGGTTCGCAACGGCTCATTATTGTCTTGCCCGATGTTGTCGCCCCGCATCTTGATCAGATTGCTGGTGACCAGTGCGGCGGTAGCGCCGCTGGCGGTAATTGTGTTCAACGGCACCTGCGCATCGCGGATGCCGTGGCTGAACCGTTTGCCACCGTCTTTGCCTTCGCCGTGGCCCATGTGGATCAGGTTCGCCGTTACGAGGCTATGGTGGTCGGCCGATGTGACGGTATGTAGTGGGTCGCGATCAACCGGGTAGCCGACTACGCCGCCGTAGTGCTTAGCCAGAAACGCGGTTACTAACGCATGGTGCCCGCCGGTGGTTATGGTGCGCACCGGTTCATTGATCCCCGCCCAAGAATGGCCGGTGGCGTTGGTCATGATAAACGGTTTGGCGGCATTGATGACGTAGCGCACCAGACCTTTGGCGATACGTCGGCAGGTCGCGTCAGCAAGCGGCTTCTTCCGCTCAAAAATGGACGGGCACGTCAACTGCCAGTCAATACACTCAGCAGCGGTGCGCCACGGTAAAAGGCGCTTTGCCTTGAAACTGGGCTGGCCTGGGTCTCCATGCGTGGGCGCTGGCCAGACAATCGGCCGCCCATCTCGGCGGGCGATCAGAAACAGGCGCTTGCGAATCGTCGGGGCCCCAAAATCTGAACCGCGAAGTTCCCGCCACTCGACGGCATATCCTTGGCGCTTTAAGGCGGTCACGAACGCATCAAAGGTCTTTCCCTTGCGCTGCGGACATGGGTGCATGTCTCCGTTTTCGTCGCTGACAAGCGGCCCCCATGTCGTGAATTCCTCGACGTTTTCAAGGATGATGACGCGCGGCTTCATAGTGGCCGCCCAACGAACGGCAACCCATGCCAGACCTCGAATCTTCTTCTCAACCGGCTTTCCCCCCTTGGCTTTCGAGAAGTGCTTGCAATCAGGGGAGAGCCAGACCAAACCGACTGGCTGATTGTCTGTGATTTCAACCGGGTTCACGTCCCAGACGGATTCGCAGTAATGGGTCGTCTGCGGGTGATTGATGGCGTGCATTGATAGCGCCTCGGGATCATGGTTGATCGCAATATCGACCGGTCGGCCAAGCGCTGCCTCAATGCCAGTTGATGCGCCGCCGCCACCGGCAAAGTTGTCAATCACCAGTTCGCCGTTAAAGGCCAGGTTCTTTTGCCCGGCGTAATAGAGTGTTTTGCTCACGATCAGCCCTTTTGTTTTTTGATGGTTGCTATAAGTATTTGGAGTGCGCGCGAATCCGCCCACTTGATGGCTTCGTTGATGCCTGCCTCAAGTTCAGCGATTTGGCGCTTCAGCTGATCAATCTCGGCGCATTTGCACGTCTTCATGCGAGCCTCAGGCCTTGCTGGCGCGTCCGGTTTTCTTGGAGCGCGATGTAATCCTGATTCAATTCAGCGCCAAGCCAGTTACGGCCAAGCCTCTGCGCTACACGCGCGGTGGTGCCGCTGCCCATGAATGGATCAAAAACGATGTCGCCTGGGCGGCTGCCAGCCAAAATGCAGGGCTCAACAAGCGCCTCTGGAAACGTGGCAAAGTGCGCTTCCGGGTAAGCTTGTGTGGCAATTGGCCAGACGGTGCGCTTGTTTCGAGTGTTTGCAACATCCGCCTCTTTGGTCTCGCCCTTGCCGCGCCCATCGCGGTGTACGCTGCCATGCGCGCCTTTGCCGGTATCCCAGCCATCAGGCGATTTGACGCGAGACCGTTGCCGTTTATCGGCATCGGTACCGTGACCAAAGCCAACGCCGGTTGGCGTGATGCCCCAGCTTGCCGGTTCGCGAATTGCCTCGTTGTCGTAGTAATAGCGCTCCGATTTAGTCATCAGGAACAAGTATTCGTGCGCTTTGGTAGGCCGATCACGAACGCTTTCCGGCATCGGGTTTGTTTTGCACCAGATAATGTCCGATCGTAGATACCAGCCAGCATCCTGCAACGCGAAAGCCAGCCGCCACGGCTGCCCAACTAGATCCTTCGGCTTTAATCCGGGCTGCGGCATTCGATTAGGCTGAGTCATCGGACCGCGTGCGGCAATCTTGTCGGTACCGCGAATGCCAGACCAGCGTTCGCCTTGCGTGCCGCCGCCGGGTGACGTGTTGACGCTCCCGGCCCCGGTTGCGTAGCAATCCCCCATGTTGAGCCAAAGGGTGCCGTCATCGGCCAAAAGCTCGTAGCAAAGCTCAAAGACGCTGGCCATGTTGGCGATGAATTCATGAATCGTTGGCTCAAGCCCAAGTTGACCGTCAACGCCGTAGTCGCGCAGACCCCAATAAGGTGGTGATGTGACGATGCACTGAACCTTCACGCCCTGATCGATCAACTCGCGAATGACGTTGCGGCAGTCACCGTGTAGGCATTGGTTAATCGGGTGGATCATGACGTCAACCCCCCGGTCATTGCCCGTACTTGCTCGTACCACCTGGACGATTCGGCGTGCGCCTGGTTGCTTCGGTGATAGGCTTCCCACATCCGAAGATTGGCCAGCCGCGCAATATCCATGACGCTTTCTGGCTTAAGGCGTGCGGCGTCCTTGTTCGGCGTAGCGCGGCGGATGCAGTCGATGCGCATCATCTGATCAACAAATCGCGGAAACCCATCTCGGTCTAGCAGCAATACGCCGCTAGCTTTGCTTGGCAGGCAATCAAGAAGCTCTGGTGTCCAAATGTCCTTGGGCATGGCGTAATAGTGCTTCCATACCTTTTGCGGGTGCTCGCGAGGCTCGCGGTCTTTCCATGGGTCGTATTTCGATACGTCTTGCCCTTTGGCTTCGCGCTCCTGCCGCGTCAACGGACGCCACCATTTGTCCTTTTTAGCGTCTGCCTTGAGGTCGGATCGGCTTATTTTCACCTCAATGTCGATGATGCGCAGATCAGTTGTGACCGCCAGAACGTCACACTCGTGCCCGGTCCAGTTGCAGTTATCAACCATGACAACGCATTTGCGCCGCAAGGTCTGTAGGGAAATTGCTCGCGCGATTTCGTGTTCAGACCATGTCATGACGCGATGCCCACCATAATCGACGGCGGGCGCGGCATTTCGATGCCAATCGGACGCCATAAATGCAGGCAGTTCTGGTGGTTATTGACGTATTCAGACTTGGGCGGATGATATTGAACGACGCAGTCGTCGTCGCCCCAGAACAGTGTTTTGATCTGGCACATTTCGCCCCATGTCGGGCAGCGGTCCTTGCGCGACACCGAAACGTGCTCCCACCCCATCTGGTCGCTGGCGATTACCATTACTTTTTGGCCTAGCTTTAGCCTTACTTCAAACGCGCCGTTGTTGCCAAAGTCTGCCGATGATCCCATGGGGCCTGATGTAACTCTGAATTTTTCCGGAACCGTGAACATTACGCGGCCTCCCTAAGGTTAAGGAGATCCACTTGTATCTGGATCATTTCCGTCTTCGTGTAGTGCTCGATAATGTCGATCGGCGTGGACATGAATATCTTCTTGTTCAGGTCAACGGTCCTGCGGCCAGCCGCCACTTCTTCTTCGGTAACCGGAACGCCGTTCTTGAGCTTGGTCGCCAGCTTGACCAGGGGCGAAGAATCAAAAACGATACCTTCGCCGGCGCAAAGTCTGTCCCAGCAATCAGCCCAACCGAGAATGGCCGGCACAATCTCGCACCACGCACCCCGGTAGTCCTTGTAGTCTCGGAAAACGGGCTCGCCTTTGACGCATTCGATTTCCCCTGACTGAAGTTTGTCAAAGACGTCATAGATCGGCCCGAATACCATATAGACCGCGTCAATACGTGGCAAATTGACTGCTTTGGATATGCGGTTCGGGTTATAACGCCGACGCGGTTTTTTGCTTTTTGGCATAGCTATCTCAGCGTAAAAATGAAGTGCGGGCGGCCGTTGTTCGACGGAATCTTGCCAACGTTGACGCGGCCTTGCTGTTGCAGGATCTTGAGTTTTTCAAGGGCGGATTTACGGTTGACGCCGGTTCGCTGCTGAATGTCCGTCGCGGTGATCGGACCGGTGGCCGCGATCAGTTCGGACATCACAATCTTTATGACGTCTTTGCGTGGGTTATGCGCGGCCTTTGGTGCCGGTCTCTGAACAAGGCTGTGGACTCGCGTCTGCACAGCACCCTCGGGCGGCGTGTACGGTCCGCCGAAGAAAAGCAGGGATACGAAACTCATCTGGAATGTTCCTGATAGATCCCATCGCCCGGGTGACAAATGGCATGGCGTCTTTGCAGATGTAGCCATCGCCGTCTTTGTCGATTTCAATCATGGACAGGGCGTGGAATGCGTTTTCCAATGCTTGCCGCTGCGTCTCGATGAGGTAGTTATCCACCGGGCTACGCCAGCGGATGCCAAATACCGCCGAGACTTTTGGCAGGCGGTCTTTAATGGATTTTTGCAAGCGCGATGCCCGTATGAGCGCGTTGAGTTTGATCATGATGAGTACCGGAATTGATTAAAATTTTTCGACCGGCGCGCTATCGCACGCCGGATCAGAACACACGAATCAGGAAGCAGGTTTCAACTTCTTCAAAGCCGGGCGAAACCCGAAGTAGTGGTTGGAGACGGAACGGGCGTAGGACAAGTTCAGGGCAAACACCCCATTCACCGCCGCGCTGGCCCAATCGCCACCCCGGAACGGGACGGATCCATTGCGGCCGAGGAATGTTGTGATAAACCCCATGCCCTTTTTTTCGCTTGGGTAAGGCGCCGTCTTAAATGATGGAGACGAATGATCCTTAGGGCCTGTCAATACGCCGTCTTTGTCGCCATCGAGGTCATCAAATACCCATTGCCAAACATTCCCGTTTAGGTCGCAAATGCGTTCGCCGTTCGACAGCGTCAGCCAGCGGCGCTCTTTCTCATCGGGGGAAACGTAGTTTCCTGGCTGAGGGCTCATTACCGTGCCATAACGCAACCCTCGGAACAGCTTTCCTTTGCCAACCTCGCCTTTTGTCCAGTTGCATGGCTGATTGACGACGTCCCATGCAAGGGCCAGCCACTGGGTTTCGGTGACCATGTCAAAACCGGAGTCTGCGCAAGCCTGGCGCGCCTCATCATAAGTAATACGTGTCCACGGAATACCTGCTTCATTAGAAGCAACCTTGCCATCAGCGCTTTTGCTGGCGGCAAATTGACCAACCTGAAACGAGGGGACAATAAGCCCGCAGGGCAGTTTTGTCTCGGGGACGGTGATAAAGGCGTTTTCCAGCATCTCTTGCTCTCCTTGTCTTACACCAAACGGTGTATAAAGGACTGTACAGGATTACACCAAACGGTGCAACATAAAATTATGTGAATTTGTAAAAAAAGCGGCGGGCGTGTCGCGCGATTCTCAGATCCCGATCAGTCGTGATTCATAAAATTGGCTCTATGAGCCAAACTACTGCCCAGATCGCTTTCGACCCGAACGCTTCGCCTGAAGAGCGCTTTGATGCTCAGGCCGAGTTGCAGAAGTCGCACACCAATCTTGCCGGATTGCTGCCGTCGGCCGAGGTGCAGCCGGTAATCGATTACATCCTCAACGATCTACGCGATCAAGAGATGATGGCGAAAGCCGGTGGCGGTGTCGTTGTGCCGTTCCCGTCGAAGAATGCGGGCAAGAAGGGGATGCAGTCGGTTGTAGTGGACGATCTGCAAATTTCCATCATGGGCGACTACATCGAGCGCCCGGGTCTGCTGGATTTCCGCGCCCAACGCTCGCTAGTTGACCAGACGCCGGTGCTGTCTGCCGTCATGCTGACGCGCATTCGCCAGGTGCAGGCATTCTGCCGCCGTCAAGAATCAGGCCACGGTGTTGGTTTTACGGTACGCCACGCTGACTTGACCCATCAGCTAAGCCAGAGCGAGCGCGAAACAACCGAGTTGATGAATCGGTTTTTTGTGAATTGCGGGTGGGAATTCAACCCGCGCCGCCGTAAGCGCATGGGGCGCGACTCGCTGCGGCAATTCATGGCAAAGAGCGTGCGTGACTCGCTTAGCATGGATTCTGCCCCCATTGAGACGGAATTCAAGAAGAATCGGGCGCTGGGCATTGATGGCTTTTACGCTGTGGATGGTTCTACCATCCGCTTGTGTAGCGAAGATGGTTATAAGGGCGACGACGAGATTTTTGCACTACAGGTGGTGCAAGGCCAGATTCGTACGGCCTACGACTACAACAGCCTGATCTATGAGCCGCGCAACCCGCGTGCCGACGTACTGACGGCCGGTTATGGACTGTCCGAGACCGAACTACTGATCAAGGTAGTGACCGGCTTTCTGAACGCCATGACGCTGAATATCCGAGGTTTCTCGGATAACGCCATTCCGAAGGGCGTGCTGCACTTGAGCGGCAACTATGGCGAAGCCGATTTGAATGCCTTCAAGCGCTACTGGAACGCCATGGTCAAAGGCGTCAATAACACCTGGGCGGTGCCAGTGCTGGTATCCAAAGACCAGGACTCGCGCGCCACGTTTGAGAACTTCAACATCGACTTCAATGAGATGTACTTCTCGAAGTGGATGACGTTCCTGACGAGCATTATTTGTGCCGTCTATGGCATTGCGCCAGACGAAATCAACTTTGAATCTTTCTCGGCGTCACGCTCATCGTTGTCCGGATCGGATACGGCCGAACGTCTGGCAGACTCCAAAGACAAGGGCTTGCGCCCGCTGCTCAGCTACTACGAATCCCTGTTTTCGGACTACATTCTGGCCGAGTTTGGTGATTCCTACGTGTTCCGCTGGACCGGCATCGACGAGGATGATCAGGACAAGCGCCACGAACTGAAGAAGTTGACGCTTAACGTCAACGAGGTGCGCGCCGAACAAGGTTACGAGCCAATCACAGAAGAGTGGGGCGCTGCCCCGCTCAATCCGTCGCTGATCGGCGCATGGCAAAACAGCCTGCAACAGAAACAGCAGGGCGGCGACTTCGGAGCGCCGCAAGACGCACCGAAGCCTGGTCAAGGCGATGGCCCCGAAGGTGTCGGCTCCGGCGGCGGGGAACAACCAATGGACGAAGACCAAGGCGCTGGCGAAGATCCGGAAGGGCTGCAGAAAGCAAACCCAAATCACGACAGACTAGGTCGCTTCTCCAAGGTGGCGCATCAGATCCACCGGGAGAAAAAAGAGCTAAGTGATCTGTACGACTTCACGCTGAATAATCCGCTTGCTGCGCCGGATTCCATGCTGGTCATGATGGACAAAGACGATCTGAACATCCAGATTGAGCACGGCCCTGCCGTGGAAAGCGCCAATGGCGAAATTTCGGTCAGCGGCGAGGCGCTAAAAAAGCAGTACGGCACGGACAAGGGAATTGGCATGGTCAAGGTGATCTGGCGCCATGGCGAAAAATCCGACAAGCCGAGCTATGAGAAGGTAACCAAGAATGATGTTCTGGCGCTTCCGGAAGTGATCCGCTCGACGCCAACGCAAATCGTGCAGGACGCTAACGGTCAGCCAGTACGCTGGGAGTGGGCGCGCAAGCGTCATGATGGCGAGACGGTTTACTACGCAGCAAGCCGCTTCTCGCTGACAGACAGCAAGAACCATGTCGTTTCGGTGTTTGTCTTGGGTGACGACGGCGAAATGAAAAAGAGCGACTCAAATCCCGGCGAGGACTTGTATGGCCCCATGCGCCGGATACCGGCGTCGGGTCTTTCAGTCGCCACCGACGCGGTTGAGCCGCTCACCGCCTATTATGCAACACCCGGTCTGGAAGTCAAAGACTCTCTGGAAAAAGCCGCGCAGCATGGCGTTGGAGTCGATGACGAGGTGTTTTTCAACCACGGCGAGCATGGAATCTGCAGTGGCAAGGTGCTTGCGTACGGAAAAGATGGTTTTACCGCAGAGCACCCAGAGGCGGGCAGTGTCGGCGTGCCATGGGCAGGTTTTCTTGGCCACAAAAAGCGTGCCGATCGTTCGTTCAGGACCGTAGAAAGCGGTGACGGCGGTACGATCGTCGAGGACACGGCGACGGGCGAGCGCCACTTTCTTTCCGGGGACCTGCCCGATGGCGCGGATCCAGAACTTGATGACGAGATTGCCACGGTTGTTGGTGATGACTCGCTGAAAAAGAGCGATACCGGCGTCATCGAGCGGACTGTCTACGTGCCCAATATCGAGCAGCAGGAAGCGCTAAACCGCGTGACCGACCAGCTGGAAAGCCTCGCCAAAAGCGTCAGCGCTCTGGTACAGAGCGGACAGTCAGAGCAGCAAGCCGCGCAACTGATCAAAATCTCAGAAGCCGTTGTTGCGGTCGGTGAAAAGCTGAGCGCCATTGAGCCGAGCAGCGCCGATCTAGCAAAAGCTTTGACCGCAATCGCTGAGCCGCGCCCCATGGAAATCAATCTAAAGATGGAAATGCCGGAAAAGGGTCCAAAGACGCAAACGATCAAGCGTAACCCAGACGGCACGATGACAGTGGTTACCAACGATGGCGACTGATCTTAAAGTCTCTGACGCTGTCGCCAATGCGCAAGCCGATCTGGTTGGCGCGCAGTGTAACGGTGGTTATCTGCGCGTTTACGGCGGCGTCAAACCGCCATCCGCCGATGAGGTCGTGCCAGGTGCTGCGCTGGCCACGCTTCGCTTTTCCGCTGAGGCGTTCCGCCCTGCAGAGAATCGCCAAATCCAGAGCAACCCGATTGCGCCGGATGAAAACACCGAGGGGTCCGGTGAGGCAACCTGGTTCCGCGCCTTCATGGCCGATGGTGTCACGCCAGTTTTTGATGGGACTGTCGGCACGGTCAACGCCAATATCAACCTGTCGCCGTCTGCCATGGTGCATAACGGCGGCGAGTTTCACATCGGTTCAATTACCTATCGCGTCAGCAACTAAGGAATCGTCATGGCTGGAAAATCATCTGCATTTGAAAACGATCTGCTTAAGCTAATTTTTAACGGCACGGCGATTGCCAATCTGGCAGACAATGCCGCCGCGTCGCCGCTGACTAATTTGTTCATCAGCCTACACACAGCTGACCCAACGGACGGTGGTAACCAGAGTAGCAACGAAATCAGCTACACCGGTTATGCACGTGTCGCCGTGGCCCGTACGGCAGGCGCATTTGTCGTAAACGGTTCATCGGTGAGCCCGGCGGCAAACGTCGATTTTCCGCTATCGACCGGTGGCACGGGTGGAACCGCAACACATTTTGCTATCGGCGTGGCCGCATCCGGTGCCACGAAGTTCCTCTACGCCGGAACAATTTCGCCGACCATCGCCGTTGCCAATGGCGTGACGCCACGCCTGACGCCGGCCACGACTGTCAGCGAAGGCTAATCCATAAGGGAAACTGGTTATGGCACTGCGTAACGGTGCCTACCGACGCGGCACAAAGCGGGATGGCAGCCTAACCTACAATCAACTGTCCCGGATGGTTGGTACGCTGCTGTTCAGCGGATCAATCTGGACGACAATCCGCAGCGGGGTAGGCTCGGCAACGCCGCAGGCAACATTGACCGGCGTCGCTACGGCTATCCGCAACGCATTCGGTAGTGCAAGCGTTACGGTATCGGGTGCCGGTGTTGGCGCATCTACTGCTCAAAGCGCGGGCAAAGCCAGCGTAACCACCCAAGGCTTCGCCGTACTGATGGTGACGGCGCAGGCCACGGGCCTGTCTGGCGCATCGTCAGCCGCCAACGCAGTCGGCATTACTGTTGTGCAGGCCTCTGGCGGCAGCGTGTCTGTTGCTACGGTGTCCGGTGGTGGTGCCGCGAACAGTCGGGCATCCGGTGGGTCCACTGCGACCGCGCAGGCCATGGGTGTTGGTGAGTCAATGAGCGCGGCCAAAGGTGCCGCCGATTGTTCAACGCTGGTGACCGCGATTGCCGAAGGCGCAGAGTTTGTCGCGGCCACGGGTAGCGCCATAGCCTTGGCATCGGGCACCGCCGATGGGTCCGCCACTGTTTCGGTTACCGGTACTGCCGCCGGCGAAACTCAGGCCGAAGCCGTGGCAAGCGCACTTTGCAGCACTGCAGGTAGCGCATCAAGCCAGACGCTGGTGTCTGCCATTGGTGAAGCGCAGGCGACTGTCGCTGGATCCGGAACGATCGGCGCAACCGCAATTGCTCAAGCGGTGGGCCGAGCCAGTGTCGATGCCTCTGGCTCGGCGGCGGCAGATGCTCAAAGCGTCGGTTCTGGTGGAGCCACGGTCATCGGATCGGGAGCCGCCGCAAGCTCATCCAGTGCGCATGGGTATGGTCAGTCACAGGCTGATGCCGTCGGCACGGCGATTGGTACGGCGCAGGCGGTTGGTCGAGCTGACGTGCTGATGCCGTTGGTCTCCGGTGATGGGGCGCTGACACAGGGAGCCGGTGATCTATTCGGTGCCGCGTTTGCTAAGCCAAGGCCTCAGGCGCAAGGCGGTGGCGGCGGCGCGCGACCGGGGCCGCACCCGCTACATCTGGTGCAAAACATTCGGCGAGAGCAAGCCATGGAGGCCTCCGGGCTACTCTTGCGCGGTAATGGCAGTCTGACGCAAGAAGCCGCCACGGTTGAATCGGCCGCTGTTGTCGTCGCCGTGCTGGCACAGATTCGCACAGTTTTGCTGGTCGAGGATGCAGTGCCGGTGCGCCAGGTAGTGACCGGATCCGGTGATCTGGCGAGCAACGCCGGGCACTCGGTTGAAGGCAATGGGATTGTTCACCCGATTTCTGCGCTGACGGCCTTTTTTGCCGGTCAAATTGCCGCCTGATTGTCGTGATCCCAGACTGTAGATATGTGCCAGCATTGCGACCATGAAGACCTGTTAAAAGCCGACTCAAACGGGGAGGGCGATATTTGGCGTCCGCACGAGAACCCGTTTATTCGAGATCTGATCGAAAAGTGGACGAGCCACGGCCTCAACAAACTGGGCGATATTCATGCCGAGCTTTTCAAGTGGGTAGCCGCCGTCTATCACAAGCCAAGCGCATTACCACCGCCGCAGAAGCCGGGTGCGTTTGTTCGCTGGAATGATGGCGAACTGGCAGCCGTCAAGCTGTATCTGGAAAGCCTGCCGCCCGAGCAGTTCACGGTCGATGACTGGATGCTGGTTATCGACTACCTGGTACAGAAGTTTTTGCCACGCGATGTGATGATGGATGACGCCAAGTGGCAGTCGGCGCGCGCGTCGATGATGGGCCGCGTCGAGGCGTCAATGGGCAGAATCTCCGCTATTGCCGCCGGACAGATCGCCATGGCGGTACCGTTCAAGCAGGATGCCATTATCCGGGCGTTTGGCATGACCAAGGCGCAGCACGCCGCGCTTGAATTCGGTCAGGCGCGCTGTTGTCAGTACGTGGCCAACGTCACCGAAGGCCTGCGTTCAAAGTTGAAGCTGGCGGTGATTCATTGGCAAGAACAGGCCTATCTCGGCACGCCATCGGCTATTGCGAAGCGTGACCTGCAGGGTCGTCTGCTCGATATTTTTGCTGTGGCTAATATGGATTGGCGGCGTCTGGCCATGACCGAACTGGCAGACAACGCTATGAACGGCATGATCGCCTCAATGCCCGCCGGTACCAAAGTCAAGCGGCTGGAAATGTACAACGGCGCGTGCCGTTTCTGCAGGTCAATTGATGGTGCCGTGTTTACCGTGGCCGATCCGGCAAAGAAGGACAAAGACCCGGCAACGGAGGTGTGGGCAGGCAAGTCCAATTATGGCCGCTCCCAGTCTCTGCGCAAGCGCATCGGCAACGGATTGGTCGAGCGTACACCTGACGAGCTGTGGACTGTATCGGCCGGACCCGTCCACCCGCACTGTCGCGGGCGCTGGCTGCGCATCCGTGACGCAGTAACTGGCGAAGACCCGCGTTTTAGCGCGTGGCTATCCAATCATTTCTCGCAAAAGAAAGACGACGTATGAACCCGATAATCATTGCCGTCGATGCAGTGCTGCTGCTCAAGGCCTCGGTCAAGAAGACCATTATGGTGCCGGGATATACCCGCCATGACGGCACGTTTGTGCCGCCGCACCAGAAGCAGGTGAACTACAACCCGTCGAAAGAAGATCATCACGTTGTCGCGGGCGAAGGAACGTACTCGCAAAAAAAGGCGCACAAGAAGCTATCGGCGCTACCTGGCTGGAACGACCTTCCTGCAGAGCATCAGGCAGCGCACATTATGTCGTCTGCTCAGAACATCCAAGACAAGGAGACCAAAGCTGCCCAGGTTTCCGTCTGGAAGAAAACCGCGCTTGCCGGAAAGAATCCGTCGAAAGCTATGTGGGACTCATTCCATGGACTCGCCAAGGAAAAGCAAGACGCGCTGATGTTTGCTGTCAACGAGGCAAAGGGTGGTGATGTTGGCCACTTGCAGCCGCCCAAGGGCAGCGATACACCGTCTCCGGAGAGCAAGAAGGACGAGGCGCTAGGCGCGGCGATCAGCCACCTCAAAGAAGATGCCCAGCAAGGCGATTTGCCGCTTGAAGAGAAGCAAGAAGACGCCGCGCTGGTGGCCAAACTGGAATCGGCGACCGATAAGCAGGGTCCAGAAAAAGCGCAGGAACAGCCTGCCTTTGTGCCGCCAGACGATCTGTCGGGTTTCTATGATGCGCTGGTGTCCGGACAGGTGCCAAGTAACGCCCAGATGGCCGCCACCATCGATGCCGACAAGCAAGCGCTGGCACAAGTCATGAGCGAAGCCGGAAAGGTGGTCGGTCATGGCAAGCTAACCGATCTTCTGAGCCATGCCAAGGCCGCGTGGGAGGACCAAAGCGAGCACGCCAAGGCGGTATCCGATATGGAGGCTAACGGTTCGCACTACCAGAAGGAGGCCATCAAGAAGTTGAAGGCCGAGCACGGTGACAAGTGGGACGCTATGCCGCACATGCAAAAACATGAGCTGGCGACCAACAAATACAAAGAGCTGCAGACGGCCGCATCAAAGGCGGCGCAGGTGTCCGTCTGGAAGAAAAAGATGCTGTCCGGCAACAAGCCTTCGCCGGCCGAGACCAAGGCATTTGCCGAACTGACGCAGAGCGACCCCGAGAAGGCCAAGAAGATCAAGGATGACGTGATCGCCGCCATCGGCATCGATAAGGCCATTCAGCTGCACGCCTTTGCGCTGGGATCCGCTGCCAAATCAGACAAAGAAGAGTCGGCCACGGCCTCAACAGCAAGCGCCGCAAGCGATAGCGGTGCGGCAATCAAGGATTCGACCAAGCCGGAGCACGCGACAGAGCCTGCCAAGCCGCAGATGGTAACCATTCCGGCAACGGTCAGTAATTTCAAAAACACCAAGCCAGGCCATAGCAAATTCTATTCAGTGGCGGTAGCTGGAAATATGCTGGTGACCGTGTACGGAAAGATTGGCACCAAGGGTCATAAGACCATGAAGCACTTTGCTACCAATGCCGAGGCAGAGAGCGCCGCCGCCAAGCTAAAGAGCCAGAAGCTGTCCAAGGGGTACGAAGCGGTCAGCGAAAAGCAGACGAGCTTTGACGTGCCGAAGCCTGACAAAAAGGCCGAGAAGACCGCCCCGTCTGCTACGGCAAAAATTGGCAGCAACGGCGCGCAGTACGTCAAGATGGGGGACTGGTGGACAGACGAAAATGGCCATAATACCTATGCCAAGCAGGATAAATCCGGTGTTTATGCCGCCCTGCAGTTGGTCGCCAATGACCCGATTCCGCTGGACGACATTGTCCACTATCCGGAGCAGGCCAAAGCCATGGCGGTTGACCTGGCAGCTGGCGGCGGCTATGACCCAGGCAAGGCGCTGGCCATGGTTTACGGAAACGGTGGTTATGGTCCGAGCGAGGGCAGCATCAAGTTTGTCAACGGCGTGAGCTACGTGCTGCAAGGCGGGCGCTGGCACAAGATGTCAAAAGATGAGCCGGAGGCCAAGGCGCAGGGAGGGACGCTAGACGCGCTTGAGTTGCCAGATTTCGGCAACGCTCACAACGCAGGATCGTTGACCACGTTTTTTAATGGCCTGAAGACGAGCGCAGCCGAGAATGGGCATAGCGCGATCGGTATCATCGTCACCAAAAACTATGTGACCGTTACCAACAACAACTTGTGGCACGGCAAATACAAGCTGCTCAACCCGCTTAACCACGGCGACAAGCTGAACGACATCGACAAACAAAAGCTGCAATTTATCCTGTCGGCCAAAGCGCTGTCCGGCGGCAAACCGCACGCCGCCCTGACAAAATGGCTGTCCGAGCAGGGGTTCCCGGTGTCCGGAACAAAAGCTGGTGCCAAGGTCGCAAAACAGGCGGCAAGTGCTGATTCTTCGGTGCCGGAAGCGCCTGCTGAGCCCATTACTCCGAGTGAAATCAAGGTTGAGGCTGGAAAGCCAACGGTGACCGTGATGGACAACTGGGCGCAAACGGGGCCGCAGAAGGGGTCTAATCCGGGCGGTAAATTCAAGGACGGCGCTGGCAACGAGTGGTATTGCAAGTTCCCTGATAACAAGGATGTTGTCCATAACGAACTGCTCGCCGCTAAGTTCTATGAGATGCTGGGTTATCGCGTGCCGAGTCTTAAGCTGGTCGAAAAAGACGGCAAAATCGGCATTGCCTCAAAGTTCATTTCCGGGCTGCACAAGGGTACCGGCGAAGAGCTGGCCAAGGCCGGTGCTCACTCCGGATTTGTGGCAGACGCCTGGCTAGGCAACTGGGACGTGGTCGGATTGTCCAACGACAATCTGCTCATGCATAAGGACGGACCGGTGCGGGTCGATGTGGGTGGGTCGCTGCTGTTCCGCGCGCAGGGCGGCAAGAAGGGCGAGGACTTTGGCAACAAGGTATCCGAGCTATCTACGTTGCGCGATAGCGGCAAAAACAGCCAATCGGCGTCTGTATTTGGCAACATCTCCGAGGAAGACATGAAGGCCGGTGCGCGCCGCCTGGCCATGATGCAACCGGCGCAGATCATCCAGATGGTCAAGATATTCGGCCCGGGCAGCGAGAAAGACAAACGTGCCCTTGCTGAAAAGCTGATTGCGCGGCGCGACGACATTATCAAACAGATGGGCGTCGATGATCCGTGGAACAAACCGGCGCTGGATGAATCAGCGCTGGCAGTTGACCCGAAGGATTTACCGACGGCCATTGATTTTTCCAACTACAAGGGAACAGGCAAGCCGCTGTCGTCAAAACCGCACGTCAACGAGATGAACACCAAGGATGACGCAGCGCTGATCGAATTCGCCAAGCAAGGAAACCTGACGGCATTGAAGAACTACCAGTACGACGCCGTAGACAAAGAAACTGGCAAGCCGCTGGGCAAGAAGCCGATCACCGATCACCCCAGCAAAGACATCAAGGAGCACTGGGCCTACCTGGTTGAGATGCTCGATATGATTGCTCACCCGTCGGTCAAGGGTTTGGACATGCCGCCACTGGGCGGCGATAGTCTGGAAGACATCCATTTCGGCGCAGGATTCCATGAGTTTGGCAAGAACATTGCCAGCATCGCCGCCGACAAACGTCTAGGCTTCTGGATGAAACTGGCCCATGTCGGCGACCTGTCGGACATCAAGCCGAAAAAGATTACGCACATGACGCAGTCGGTCATTGCAAAATCCAAGGAGATGTTCAAGAAATTGAGCGGAACAACTAAAGCGTTCATATCCGAGGTGCAAAAGACTGGCTGGATCAACCACATTTTTAGCGAAGGCAAGTCGCAGGTCAGCGCCAGCGGCAACGGTGGCAGCTATAACGGTTCGCTGTCCGGACTGGCGGCCGCGTGCTACAAGGATGCCGAAGAGTCGCCCGAGGGCACTCAGATTTACCGTTGGATGAAGATGCCGGAGGCCATGAAAAAGCAGTTGCTCAAAGAGAAGCCGGGTCTGGTATTCCAGAACACGGATTCCATGTGCTGCTCGCATAACAAAGCCTGGGCGGACGCGTCGCACTTTGGTAGCGATGCTTTGCTCAAGATCACCTACGCCAAGGGCGCTAAGGCGCTCCATACTTTCGCCAGCGGTGCCTTCAAGTCTGAAAACGAAGTCACCACGCTGATGGGGCAGCGATTTGTTTTGTTATCCGCAAAGAACGGCAACCCGTCGGATCCAAGCGGCATAGAGTTAGAATTGCTGATGCTCCCGCCGCACGAAGGTTTCATTGCCGACATTGAGTCGAAAACCACGCTAGGCAAGTCTCTGCTGGTTGTGCTGGGCAGATTTATTGGAGGTTTCAAATGGCTGAACAAGTGAGGGACGATACCTATCTCCCGCCGTCATTCAAGGATGCCGTCGAAGACAACTACCTGGGCAGCCCCGAGGTCGTTCAACGAATCATCGGCGGCTACATTGATAAGATCCTTGATCTGCTCAAGCAGTCATCAAGCATTTCGTCGGAAGAGTTTCGCCAGCAGGTCAATGCTGACGGCCTGAAATTTGCCGGCATCTTCTCGGGAGACAATCCGGATTACAAGCCGGTCGTGGGCTGGAATTCGCGCGTAGCAGGCCTGAATGCGCGTCTACGCATCCAGTTGGGCGAGTATTGGGCAAAACATCGTGACGAGTGCGATAACGACCCGTACCGCGCCCTGTACAGCTGGCTGGTGTGGGCCGTGTACGACGCCGTAAAATCGGATGACCGCGACATTGCTGATATGAAAATGGCTGACCGGCTGCAGACGCTGACGCGGATGTTGCTGGGGACCGATCGGAGGGCGTGATGGCTGATGTGATTTTTGTGAGCGAAGAGCTGGCAAAGGCCCACAACGCGGGTTATACGCGCAAGGACGGGGTGTACGTCAAACCGTTCGACGATAAGCGCACCAAGAAGCCGCAGAGTGGCTCCATGTTTGGTTTGTTCAAGAAGCCGGTATTCAGTCTGAGTGCGTCGCCATTGGGACCCAAGCCGAAACCAAAGGCATTTCATCCGGCCAAGAACGACAAGGGAGAATCAGTCGGCATCTTTGAGCCGAATAAGGAGGACCTGAGCGGCATTGACGACCCGGGCAAGGTAGTGACGATCACGCCAGGGTCGAAACTGCCCAAATCTCTGAACGGGGTCGCGTTCAATGACTGGACCCCGCCCGGCGATAACGAAGAGTGGGATTACGTCGAGGGCCAGATGGATGACCTTGATGAGCCGCCGATGCATCTGCCTATCGGCAAGAAAGCCGCTTCGGGCATGATCGTTGTCGAGTCTGACGGCCGCGCCTGGGTGGTGTCGCCAACAAACCAGTTTGGTGGCTACAAGAACACGTTCCCGAAGGGCAAGGTTGAGGAAGACCTCTCTTTTCAGGCCAACGCCATCAAGGAGACCTGGGAAGAGTGCGGCATCAAGGCAGACGTTATTGGGTTTCTCGGCGACGTGACACGCACAACGTCAGTTACACGGTACTATTTGGCAAAACGAACTGCTGGAAACCCATCAAAAGTTGGCTGGGAGTCGCAGGCAGTTCATTTGGTCCCGGTGTCGGACATTTACCGGTTCATGGACTCTGAGATCGACCACAAAGTTGCCGATCTGCTTGCTCAGGAGCGCGATCGGTAGATACAGGAGGGTATTGTGTCGTACGAAAGCATTCAGCAAGACGGAACAACGTTCTTTGAGGTGCATCCGGAGGCTCTGTCGTCAAACCCGGCACTCATGATTGTCGGCAGTTTGTTTCTGGTGATTTTTACTATCTCGCTGGGCTCAATCATGTTTGGCAACTCAGGCGGTGCCGGATTTTGGGCGGTTGTTTCCATGATCGGCGCGGCAATTTGTTTCTTCGCTGCGGCAAAGGACGAGCGCCCCCTGGATCAGAAGACGATGTATATGTTTCAGGTGGCTGACGGCGTCATTAAGATCAATGGCACCACGATTCCCGCTGAAAACATTCACGGTATCTCGGTGTTTAATCCAATCAGCAACACGCTTTCAACGTCCAATCCGTCGTTGCTGACCGGTGCGGGCATTGCTGCCGCCATGGGTTCATCTGCCGCGTTTGGCGCAGCCGTACCGCTAGCTGCCTACGCTCGCTTCTCAAGAGTTTGCTATGGCGTACGCATTGAGGCGGGCGGAGTAGCCTACATGATTGGTGGCGGCCTGAATGATGTCGCAGCTAATGGACTACGTTTCGATGTGGCCAAGAGCCTTGGTTTTAAGGTGTCGCCAGTTTAGTTTTCTGGAATAGGGTGGAAGCTGGTATTTCCTTTTTCGTCGCATTTCAAGATAAACCCTGCTGCACCGATCTGCACCGAGCGCAGATGATCCAACTCTTTGAGGTTTTTGCGTACTGGCGTCCAGGCGCTGCTGATGCCGCCCAGAATGGCATTGATCCGTTTGCGCACGATTAGTCGCGTTTCCGTGATTGCGTCTTCTGCGGTTTTCGCTGCGGATCCAGGGATCGGATAGATTTGACCGTTGATGGTCGGCACGTAAAGCAGTTTTTCCATAGGGCACCGGATTAAAAGATAGCGGGTATCGTTCCGCGAACAACGTCTCTGATTCGATACTCGTTGCCAAAGAAGAAATGGCGAGTATCGGGAACCTTGCCAGTACCGTATTGCCATTTGCCACCTTCTAGCGACTCTCCGAGCGTTGGGTGCCATGACCCGGTCCGCCGAAATCTGTTGTCAGCGAACAGGTGATGGATGTCTGCAACATGTTTCATTGCTACCAATGACGGCTTGATCCTCTCGCGCCACCGGCCGTTTGGAAGCTGCTCGAACAGCTCATCGAAATAGTTATTCATCTCTTGTCGCCATGATTTTTTTGGCGGCCTCGCAGATGGCAAGACGGGTTGCGGCCTCGCAGTCGCCATTGATTACGTCAACTTTCAGCAATTCGTCGTTTCGCCATGAGCACTCATCAATACGCCATTCGGCAAGCGCGTAACCCGTCTCGCCGTTACAGGGTGGTGGGCTGATGGTTATGCCAAGCTTAATAGCAAGGATTAGCGCATCCCCATTGTTGGTTGATGCGCTCTCAATGAGTTTTAACAGATCAGCGTTTTGGATCATTTCAAACCCCGCCTTGTTGGTCATGTGCTGATTTTATCTGCTATCAGGTGGCGGTTACCAATTGTAGATCGCTGCTAGGTTGCGCTCAGCCTGCGTGCGTGAGCGCCAGGTGAAAAAAGTCTGGTTTTTTCTTGTTTTGGCGGTTGCAGTGGCGGTTGCCTCTTAAGTCATTGATTCCATTTGTACCAATTCGATCTTGTAACGGTCTTGTTGTCTTTTCATGTTTCAAATAAATCCTTAATAAACAGCAAGTTATATAGCTTATAGGGGTTAAAGCATAGCTGGAAATTGGCTCAAATACCTTAAAAACCGCCACGGTTTGGCGGTATGACCGCCACCAGTTGGTTAGAATGTTGATCCGATTGAGACCTATGGAAAATCATGGCGCACGCTAGACAAACCAAGTCAGGGAAGTGGGAGCTGTCGCTTCGGCACCCAATGCTTCCCGGTGGCAGAAAGTATTTTACCTTTGATTCCAAGGAGGCGGCTGAATCATACGCCGAACAATGGCGTCTGATGAAAGCGGCAGGCATTAACCCGCCCGTCGAGATGCTGGAGCAGACGGTAGATAACTCGGTTTCGCTTGGCTACATCGTTCGGCTCTGGGCGGGCAGCGGTAGAGCGGCAAAGTCACAACAGAGCCCTCTGGGAAGCCTGATTGGTGAAGTTGGTAGCATTAAGCTGTCCGAGGCAACCTATGCTTGGTTGATCAAATACATTGAATCCCTCAAGGTGAAGAACAACCTTTCGCCATGCTCTATTCGGCATAGGGTGCAAGCGCTTAGCAGGTCGATTGATGAGTACGCAAGGCTGAAGCAGTCTACGGCGATCCCAAATCCGTGCAAGCTTTTACCGAAAGGGTATAGCTCATACACCGAGCAAGATGCAAAGCTAGTCAAGGCAGCGGGTGGTGATGTGAAGCACTCAATTTCCAGAGACCGAAGGCTCTTTGATGGAGAAGAGGGCAGGATCGTTGACGTCCTTTCTGGCAAGTTACCCGAGGACAGGGTGAGAGACCTGACGCTATTGGGCGGAGATGCCCTGTTGACGATGTTCCTGCTTATTGTGAACACTGGATTGCGCCTCAAAGAGGCTTACACCCTGCGCAGAAACCAAATTGACATGAGCACCAAGATGATTCGTGCGCAATGCTCTAAGCAATGGCACGGGCGCGTGGCCTATAGAGATGTTCCTATGGTTCCAGCTGTTTATGACGCCCTGGAAAAGTACCTTGCCAGACGCAAGCTAATGCCTGCCGCGAACTTATTCCCATTCATGGAGGAGGATGGCGCCAAGGATTTGAAGATTGTTTCTAACCGACTATCATCTCGGTTCTTGAAAGTATTTGACTATGCCGGTTGCGAAGGTTTGCATGAGCACGACCTAAGACACGAGGCGACTTGCCGTTGGCTCGAGCTTCGGGATAGAACCGGCAACTGGATGTTTCGCTTGGAAGAAGTGAATAAGATCATGGGCTGGGCAACGGGGTCATCGATGGCGCAGCGTTACGCCAGTTTCCGAGGCGCCGATATGGCCCAGAAGATTTGGGCTATGCACCAACCGGAAGAGGCGGCGGGGTCTGGCGACGCTGCTTAGTAGCGACGAGGCGAATGCCGTGGCGCTTTGATCTGCGGTGCTCGGCCTCTTCCCTTGCTTTGCTGGCCAAGTATTCGATTAGATCATCTTTGATGAATAGCCAGCCACGGCCAATCTTCAATCCGGGTATTTCCCCGGTGCGCGCCATTTCTTCAACCTGATCCACTGAGCAGATCAAAAGGTCGGCACATTCTTCCGCGTTGATTGTCGGTCTGTTAGTCATGTAGCTGCCTGCATACGTTTGGTTTTTGGCGCCTTGAGCCATAAGCGGTGCCATTTTGGCAATAGTAGGATCACGAATTTCTGGCCGCCATACAGCCTAGTTTTCTAGTATCGGTATAGGTGGAACAGCGGTTCTTTGGTAATAACGCAGTAGTACCCTGGGCGTGGATTCATGCCTGAGTCCGCGCTTATCTCTGCCTGACGGTTTCTGATAAGCTGAAGAACGGTTTCTCTGGCGGTATAGGCAAGCATATTTAAGGTGGTGCCGTTCACTGGAAAATAGAGAAAGTGTCGCAATGCATTTTGATAGGTCTCAAACCCCTGTTGCGTCATGAGTACGTCGTGGTCGCAGAGGATGTTTGCCTTGGACAGCAGGCGGATTTTATTGTATGTCGCTGATGTCGCGCCATCTTTGAATTCGAGCGCAGTTAGGTCTAGCTTGTAATCAACGGCAACTAAGCCAAGGCGCGACTCATCGTACCTGGCCTCGCGGCCTATCCATGCCGGTTCAAATAGTGTTTCAGCCGTCGCGCCACGACCCTTATCGTAATCGTGATTTAGGTTAAGCGGAATGGATTTCAAGCATTCGGCGGGCATAGGTTTATACATGTAATTCCTCTACCGTCGGCGTCACGACGAAGTTGATTGTGATGTACTCAGTAGGCGGACACAGCGGGAGCAGTTGGCTGTTGATTTCCTCAACCATTCGCGCTTTCATTTCATCTGTCACGATGAAGCCGCGATAGCCTTGGTGCAGGGCGCGTGCAATGCCTCGTTTGACGTATCGGAATAGAGCTGCTTTCTGGCGTCGCTTGCTCATGCGGCGTATTTTGGCAGGCATTGTCCAAGTCATTCTCCGAAGCTCCCAGTGTATCGATGCGTTGCCGGCGTTTTTGAACTAAGATCAGCCGACTGACTCTGTTCGGTTTCTACTAATTTAGTAGAGTTTTGACAGATATTAGTAGAACCATCGTGTACGGGTTCCTGCGTTTCTTCGACAGGTTTTGTCGAAGCGTCGATGGTTTCGACGCGTGCCTTTAGCTGGCAGCAGTATTCCTTATGCTGGCAGGCGTTGAACGGGCTGTTGATGTTGCTCTGACATTGCCGTGACTCCGTGAACGGCTCTTGGTGCTTCATCCAGTTGTCCACCTGCTCCATGCTCATCTCCCGTGGGCAGTATTCCCACATGAGGCGGTCGATCTGCGCGTCTTTTGCGTCCAAGTCTCTCCGCAGCCTTTCGTTTTCTCGCATAAGTTCGACGTGGTCATCGAGCACGATGTCTGCGATCCGTTCCGCCATATCGGTATGATCACCGAAATTGTTCTCGATCAATTTGCCGGTATCGGCAATATGATCTGCCATCGGTTTGCCGGGGTCGGCAAGGCATTCCTGCCTGCCGCCAGAGAGCGCGTCGATTGCCACCTGCCACTCGGATGCACATCCGCAGCAGTCTGGTGCGGCCGGTCCGAGCGCCTGTAGTGCGGTGGTGATGGCGTCATTGGCGCTTTGTAGCCTCGACAGTGTTTCGCTGTCTGCCCGGTCCAGCGTTCGTACCCGTACCTCCTCGACGATGCGCTTGATCTTGCGTAGGGAGTTCTGGGTGTAGGCCCCTGGCCCGCGCCAGCCCATAAATCCGGCGATTTCAGCATCGCTGATAATTTCCGTGCTCATTTCTTCCACCTGATTCCATCGCCGATAAAAGCCCCGGCACCTGCTATACCAATACCAATAAATAAGCCGCACAAAGCAATACCGGCACCAATAAAAAAAGCATCCATATTTACCAACCCCCTGGCGGGTCGCCAAAATCAGAAAACAACAGAACAGCCAGCAACATCAGAACAACAAAACCAAGCCCAATGTCTACGCCATACCAAAATCCCATTACGCACTCCCTTGTGTTTCACAGTTATCTGGATCCCCGTAATAATCTTCGTCTTTATATTGAATTCCAAACTCACGGCATAACATCTGTGCATGTGTTGTGTATCCAGTAGTGCGTTGCTGGTGGCTAACCAAATGTGCGCATTCTTTGGTAAACAACTCTGTGAATTTCTCAAACTCATAACCCGTCATTGCTATGACGCATCCGCCGGGAACGATATGAACGTCTATTCCGGTGCGCCTAAGGAGGCATTTAATTCGTTCGTTCATTTCTTCAGTCAGTCCCATCCGTTATCTCTGCCACAAGTTATGCAGCGCCACACATCAACGAACAACCCAGATAAAGTCCGTCGGTTGGTCTTATAGTGCCTAGTCGGGCCGCATCGTGTGCAGCAATGATATTCAGTCACTTATTCTTCTCCCGGTCAGCGGCAATGACGACACGGGCAAATGATTTTGGTGTGTTTTTGTGAGCGTCTGATGTGTAACACTCGTAAATCTCATCATCCGTCAGGTCTTTTGTACGGACAGGGGCGGTGTAGAGCGGTGTTCCCAGTGGGCAGTTATGGTTAAATGTACCGTCTGCTATCGCCACCGGCTCCTGACTTACAGGAT